AGGGGATATAAAGGAGCCAAAATACCCCCATTTAATAGCCATAAGTTCATATTGTGGCGTTTCCATCGATTATCTGCTCACAGGGCAGGAATTCAAGAGTTCGGGGGTCTCTACCCCTCGGGATGCAAATATGCAGACCAGGGCGGCTATGGAGGCTATAAACCACCTTAATAATTGCGCCAAATCCATCAAAAAACTGGATTCTACGGTAGTCCTGGGCATTCAGTATTTCGAAAATCAAATCAAGAAACATGAGCGTGATCCTGAAATTGAAAATGCTCTCGGAATGGTCAGCACCGAATTGATGGAAAGGATGGTGGCTAATTGAGGGATGTTGTCGAATTACTCAAGGAACAAAATCAGTTGATGGCAGACCATAATAAACTTATTGAGGATAGTCTGGGCGAGTTTAAAAGAATTATGCAACTCCAGGCGGCAGAGGCTAAAGTCAGCAATGCCAGAACCGCTATAATAGACGACACTCTCCAGAAGATGCTGGAGGGTGTTTCTGGCTTAGGAGTAGATTCTAAAAAACTACTTGATGAGTTGACCATTTAAATATGCGTACTATAACGGATAATGAAATTGGTGGAAGGCTGAAATTATTTCGCACATCACGATCCCTAACCTTGACGAAATTAGGTGCAAAGATATCAGTTTCTCAAGGTTCTTTATCTGAACTGGAAAACGGGATAAGTCTTCCTTCAGCCTGTACCCTTCGGAGTCTTTATTATGTCGGTTGCGATATTAACTGGCTACTTACAGGAGAATATAGATGAACAGAATAAATCCTGAAAAGCTCAAAGATGAACTAGCTTCTGCAATTGCTTTAATTGATCTGGATATGTCAAACGATGGCACAGTATCCAATATCATTGACAGGGCAACTCGATCATCCTACTCACTCTTAATGACCATTATAGATGGTGCTACTGAGCAAGTTATTTGTGATGAAGTAAAAGAATTGAAGGAAGAAGTTCTCAGGCTTCGGGTTGAAGTAAGTTCACTCAAGAAGAAGGTTAGGGTTGAATGATCACTCATAAATTGTCCCAGGATTATAGTGTAGTCCTTCCCTTCGGAAGAATCACTGTCCAGACTCTAGGTAGAGTTTGCAAAGGAAAAGGGTTCCTGGAGGGGGGTTCTCATTCCATGCTTTTCCCCGATGGTCGGCTCAGCGTAAAGAAGGGCTTCCAATGGGATATGCCAGAATTCTTTTTAATCCCGGATAGAAAAATTTATATTCCATCTATGGTCTATGCGGCCCTCGATGAATTCAGCGTGATAATACCGGCTCGGGATTTTGTCTGGGCTTATATCAGGAAACGAATGTTTATAAAATTGATGAAACTCAGGAGGGTAAATTTCCTGACGTTATTGTATGTCGAATGGAAATTATAAAACCTTTGACCCATATAGAACACCTTTTAGAAAATTTAACACCAAGGCAACTTGATGTTTTCATATTATATGGGAAAGGAAGAAGCCCCGATCAAATAGCAGAAACGCTTTTCATAAGTAAAAAAACAGTATGGTCGCATAAGTCAGATATTATAGATGAAATTGGTTTTAAAAACAGCTTTGAGTTTATGTATCATGCAATCAAATTTATTTATCAGGGAGATAATGGGAAATGAAAACAGTTTTTTTGACATTTATAACAATTGTTGTAGCATTTTATCTTTTTAATGTATTCACCCAAGGCAGATATTTTTGCCTTCAACTCCCTTTCCCTTATGAATGGCTCGAAGGGGATGATTAACAGCAGGAAATTTTACTAATAATTGATGGAGGAGAAGTTATGAAAAGATTTATCTTTTTAATCACAATGATATTTATGTTCAACAGTTCGATGGTATTTGCAGGAGACAAAGATAATTATTTTAACCTGAAAGGAATGGTTGTCGATCAGAATGATCTTAACCCTTCCGGGGATGTTGAGCTTGATGGTGCGGTTACTGACAAGTCCGGTTTCGGTTTTGCCATAGCCCTTGGTCATAAGTTTGGTAAAAACTTTCGGGTAGAAGCCCAATATGCTCGGCGTAATGTAAGCATCAATGCCAGGGATGAGAGCAGAAATCCTTTGACTGATTTTGAAGATGTCTTTTCAAAGGAGGAAATTACAGACTTTGGTTTGGATGGCACTTTTACTGGCAAAGCTTCTCTTGTAACTGAAAAAGATATTGTGGGTGTTTCCACTCAAACTGCTAAAATTAAAGGGACCTATATTCCTTGGAAAAAGAACAAGGATGGTTCTTATGTAATGAGTGGTAGGGATAAGGTTGCAGAAACAGACTCTAAAAAAATTGTTAAATTTGATGAATCAGATCAGGTTGTTTATGCCAACCCTTCTGTTTTCTTTAATCAAGATGAGCTGGTTGTCCAGACCGCTATGGTCAACGGCTATTACGATATACATTTGGGGGCTTTGTCTCCTTATGTTGGTGCTGGTGCTGGTATCGGTTTCCTCAACATCGAGGATGAAGCTAATTTCGCATGGCAAGTTATGGCTGGTGTGAGTTTTGCTGTCAGTGATCGTGTTTCAGCAAGTGTTGGTTGGACTCGTCTTGACGCTGGCGAGGTTGAGATTCGCCGGGGAAGTCATGTAATAAAAACCAATACTGATTCCAACAGTGTTGATTTTGGTATTACCTATTCCTTCTAGGGTCTGTGGGATCGGTTCTCCCCAATTCCACTAACCTTAATGGTGCAGGGTTAGCAGAAGGACGCTTCTACTTCCCTGCATTCCTTTAAATTTGAGCAAGGGGGATTTATCCGTCCTTAATCGGGGTTTAACCATCACACTCAACAGCCTCCGGCCCCGCCCTTGCTTTCTTTTCGTGTTAATATGGAAAGTTTTTAACAACTTTTTTTAAGGGGAAAAAATGAAAAGAGCTATCTTATTTTATTCACTGTTTTTATTGTCAATATTAATTGTTGTCCCGCAAGTAGTATCAGCCGCACACGTTCCACAAGTCGATTTCGTGCAGAAGGTGCGCTATAACACAGCCGCGTCAGGCGAACCAGAAGTATTGGTTGATGCCCTGGATATTAATGGAAGGCACCTCTATCTACTTGCGCTCGGTCAAAAGGTTACTCCAATAATTGACCTGGGACTCGCCCATTTAAGAGTGCTTTATTCAGGGGTTATTGGTGACACAAACAGAAAGCAAGTAGTCGTGGAATTGCCAGCAAATATTCTTGGTGGAAGCTATACTTTGATGGTAAATAATGGGGAACAACGTAGCTTTTATCCCGTCACCATAGGAGTCACAGGAGCAAGAGGTGTGGCTGGATCTGATGGAACCAATGGAACCAATGGAACCAATGGGACTGATGGGGCTGATGGGGCTGATGGGACCAATGGAACCAATGGCAGGCAAGGCGGCAAAGGCGACAAAGGTAATCCTGGATCTGCGGGTTCTAATGGAACCAATGGTGCCAGAGGTGCGATTGGTCCTACTGGACCAGCCGGCAACACATCCACAAAAGCCTGGGTAAACTTCAATGGTCGCAGTTCACTTTCCATAAGAGGTAAGTCGGGGATATCCACTGTTACTCGATCTAGTAGGGGCGAATATACAATTAATTTTGCCACACCATTTGCCAATACTAGCTATGTTATGACAGCCAGCGCAAGTAATGGGAGTGTGTTTATTAGATCGGTAAGCACATCATCTATTACTATTTACATTTTAAACACAGCAGGACGGGCCACTGATGGAGTGTGGGTCATGTTGCAATTCACGAGCAACTAGAACAAACCCCTGCTATGCCATAAAGGTGTAGTGGGGGTTTTTTATTTAGTGTCAAACCAGGAGAATTAAATGAAAAAAGTTTTTATTGTACTGGCAGTTATTTTACTAAATATAAGTGTGGCCCAAGGGACGCAAAGAATCCCCGAGGATGGGGGAGATACTTCAAGCCTCAAGAATGTGGTGGTATTCGCTCCTGTGGCTGGAGGTTGGTTTCCGAGTGTTAATGCACGAAACATAACAGGACCGGAATCAGGAACGCATTTTTATTTAAAAAATCCTAATAACTCTATGGCTAATTTTTCTCTTTACCTTCCCAGTGATGCGGTTGAGGGTTCATGGTATAAATTCAGTGCCTTGTATGATGATGGCAAGCCACAATCAATACAGACTTCGGCAACTGGCACTATCTGGTATATCAAGTCCCTGCACCATGAAATTATTACAAATGTTAGAGATATGAATACCGTTGCCTATGCTGTCAATGCTCCTGAACCTGTCTATCGCGGTGTGAAATGGCGAAATTATAAAGCAGGAGATTCGGCTGAATTTACTTTCGCAGATGGCAATTGGAGAGTCCGAGCCCAGACAGGACCAGGGGCAATGAGTAATGAAATTGTGACAAGACACACACCATAATAGAACTTGAGGGATGCCCTTAATAATTGTCCCTTTCCCCTGCCTTGTGGTGGGGGCAAGTTCTTTTTAGCCGAAAAATATAAGTTTTACAGCAGTTCCAATAATCATTGTTGAAACAAAAACCAGCATTCCATAGATAACTTTAATCTGAGTTTTCACTGTCTTTTGATCTCCCACAAGACCATTTCTTCTCGATGCTCCAATCAGAATCGTTTTCATATCTTCCTGATCTGCTAATATGGGGGCTATCAACAAATTTATATGTTTTTCAATATCCGCAGACAAATCCTTCAAATCTTGTTTGGTGGGATGGTCCATCATTCCACCTCCGGGGGTACTGGACATCCTATATCTCCAAGAATTTCAGGAGGACAATCTTTAACTTCTTCCTCAGTTTTTATTACTGGCTCCTCTTTATACGGTGCTTCTTCAATCTTCTTTCCATGCAGAAAATTCAACATCGAACTACCTCAGAGTTTCAGGTTTTTAAGGCCCTGGACTCTGACTGTGGGCAGTCGGTTATCCGATGGGCGTGGTTTGATCACGTTCGTATCTGGGGAATTGGCGTTCCCCGGTACTGCTCTTAACTTATTTTATGCTTTTATTCTCCTGTGATAATAAAAATAATTTAAGGACCTACCTCGGTAATTTTGATAGAAGATTGCGATATTCCCCCTAAAGACTGTACTCCTGAGTCATTACCATTAAACCTATAAGTACCAGTTACCCCACCGCATCGGACTCTAAATGTTTGGACTGAGGTAGAACCAGCCACAATCTTTTTATTAAAACTCATATTCCCCACCTGATTCCCTGTAGATTGGTTTACATGGCATCCTGCAATGGCGCTTGTCGCTGAATCTTTAAACAAAGCTCCTATTTGTGAATCTGCGCTATCGCATGAACCTGAAATATGCACCTCAATATACAAAGTTGAAGCCGCATTTTTAGGAGTAATAGGTTGAGTCATAAACTCTGCTCCCTCGGTACTTTGAGGAACAGTAGTAGTATCAGGGATATTTGCTGATGTTATAGCCAACGTGCCAAAATCAGTTTGCACAGTTTGCAAAACCCCGGCTTTGGCGATAGCCTCCAACACAGTATTATTTGTGGGAATTTTTACATCACTATTATCCAAGGTTTCGGTATCCCCCAGAGTGATTATGACTGCACCACCTGTCTTTTTTATTGAAGTAGTAAACTCAGCTGTGGTTGCCTTTATAGTATTAGGTGTGGTGTTCCCAAAAGGTCTTGGTGAAGCAAAGTTATCTGTCGAAGCTGTATAAAATTTATCAGTAGTAGAATTGAAATAAACGGAAATCCATTGACCGGCAGTTGCCAATCCGACAAGGGAATCCGTAATATCTTTAAATCCAACCAAGTCAATATTAAGTGACATTTGCCCAGTGTTTGCACTTGGCACCTGGAACCTATATTCCTGCCCATTCACATATTCAGTTATGGTCGGGGATGCCTTGGCTGATATGGCATTCGTTCCAGAAACATCAAAGAGTATAAGAGCATTTCCTGCACCAGCCTCAGTTCCAACCGTTAAAGACTGTTGATGTTGAACTTCGTCTTTATCTTCAACCCTGAGAGAATATCTTCCTTCCACATATATCTGGGCGGTTGTCATTCCCAGAGCATTAATCGGCTGAGGATTTAAAAGGGGTGTGGTTAATCCTGGATTGGAGAATATATCCTCTGGATTCGCAACAGGGTCCAGGCCAACCTTACCAATGAAAACCTTTCCACCTAAAAGAGGCTTGCCATCGGCATCAACATATTGGGATCGTTCGTTTAAGATTGCGGCCATAACTTATTTCCTTTTAACTGATTTCTTTTTCCTTGATTTCCCGGCACTATTTAAGGCAATGGCAATCGCCTGTTTTCTTGGCTTTCCTGCGCTGATTTCCGTAGAAATATTCTGACTAATTACTTTCTGGGATCTTCCTTTTTTAAGAGGCATATTGTTTACCTTTGTATAGTGGGAGTTGTACCCCTGATCAATGTTTCTTCCAGGGTTCGTGGTGCTAATTGTCCAGTTAAAGGAGTAACTTGTGGCAATATGTTCTGCAATCCTTGGACATTTCTTCCTGTTAATGTTTCTGCCAATGCTTCTGATTCCTTAGCACCCGTAGCAAGCCTTCTAATGCCTTCCCTTGCAAGATTTAAGGCTCCTCTAATTGGTTGTCCCCCTGCAACCTGTTGCCCTCCTGCTAGTAATGCGCCGGGGTCTATTAATGAATCTTCTGCAGCCAGTAACCGTTCTGCTGTTTTGGAATTACTCAATACATCCGTCACGGCCCTGAATAACTCTTTTTCGTTTTCAAGGAACTTTGTGTAATTGGCAAATAGCTTCTGATCACCAAAAGCAGTTTGTATTTTTTGTTCCAAGGCGGGGATATCTAGTAGTTTCTTGGTAGCATCTGCTCTTGATACCGTATCCCCGATTTTAGCTTTCAATGCCTGAGCTGCTCCTACCCTGAAAAGATGGCGCATTTCAGGTGTCATTTCATTTAAAGCTATTTGCAATTCTTCAGGACTGCCAAATTTTGCCTTGGACATAAACTCCGCACCACGTTCCAGAGCTTCCTGATTGGCGAGTTTATCTCCTGCCAATAGTCGCGCTCTGGCATAATCTCCACCTTCTATTTTCAAAGAACCAGGACCGGCTTGAGCCGTTACATCCACATTATCCAATTCTTTAGTCAAATTTACTCTCAATTCACTAATTGATCTGGAACGTGAAGTGGGTTTACCAATTGAAGTTTTAGCCAATGTCTCTAAATCAAATAATTCCCGCTTAACTTGGTCTAAAAATTCAAGTTTAAGACCACGACCAACTCCTTTACCTGTTATTATTCCAGCTTCTTTGGCTTGTGCTGTTAATTCAGGATCAATTCTGGATAGATTGGTTTGTAAATTTTGGAGTGTGGTTCGGGCATTACTCATAGCCTGTCTGCCAGCAGGAGTTTTTAAAATCCTATTAATAACACGCGATTCTACAAACTGATTCTGAGCATAAGCGTTTTTATATAGGGCAGCAGATTCATTTATATTTGCCAGTTGTTGTCTTTGATCAAAGAAGTTTTCAGGAACTAGACGGTTAATATGATTTTCAATCCTTGCTATCTGTCCTCCCTTTAATCGACCTGTCCTTGGATCTCTGACACCTTCCTGGCGATCCCGTATCATTTCAGCAATTCTTGTTTTCCCTTTTCCTGGTCTACCAGCTGCGGTGAATGTCAAAGCTCTGCTATTCGGTCCCACATCCAATAAAGCAGCTTCCGGACCTAGTTCATCAATCCGTTGTAATGCTTGCTCTGGCGTGAATCCATCCCGTTCCATAGCTTCTGCTACTTTCCTCAATGCCATAGTTCCTTGACGTTTATCCGAGAATCTACTTAATAAATTAACGATTCCTGTTCCTGCGGCTTTTACCCCTGTAACAGCGGCAGGGATAGTACCACCCAACGTACCCCCTAATGCGGCCCCTTCTGCCGTTTGAACCACTCTTTCTTGAATATCGCCTTCTGATTCAATAGCGGTCTGGGTTCCTACCAAACCCGCACCTACGGCAGCACCGCGCTTGATAGTCTGTGGAAGTCCTTGCGCCTTTGCTATAAAACCACCTGCTTTTTGACCAATCGGGCCAGCCAAACCTCCTATGATTGATGCTGTGATGGCGAGTTTAGGATTCTCGGTTCGAAATTCTTCTCTTTGTTTCTGAATAGAAGGATCACCGCTTTCACCGAAAATACTTTCCGCTAAAAATCTTCCAAATTCTTCAACCCGACCACCCACACCCAGAGTAAATGGAGCAATCGCTTCTCGTGTGAATCCAGTTAACCCTTGGCTGACATCTTCTAGCAGATTAGTTTCAGGAGCAGGAGCTTCTTCGGTTGCTGTTCCTCTAATTCCAACCAAAGCATTCTGTATTTCTTCCGCACTCATTGTATCTGGGAAGTTTATTTTTCTTCCATCTGGAAGATTAACAGTCGGCATTATGGACCCCCTACAGGTTCAAGTTGTCCTGTTCCCGGATTAAAATTGAATTCACCACTCCCAATAGGTTGATTTTGACCTGTTGCTGATGCTACTGGTTGTGTTCCAGGGGCAGTTATCTTGAACTTCATCAACTTGTCAATTTCTTCCGCAGAAAAATCATCCCCGGCTTTTTTGGCCGCAGCGATTCCCCTTCTTGCTTCACGTTCAATGATGGTTTTGAGTTGTTTTATTACTCTTATATTTCCTGCGGTGGATTTCCCAATACCAGCCTCAATCCTTTCAAGTTTTGTTCCTTCCCGTTCTGTGAATTGCGCTCCAAAAGTAGGTCGCAATTGAGCAAGGACTGTTCTTAATAGATTGGCTCCTAACTCTGCCTCATCAGCCCCTTGCACTCCAATGAACTGCTCAAACCGTAGCTTGGCACCAGCAAGACCACCCGTTTTAATGGTGTCTAATAACTCGATTGATCGGTTAAGAGTGCCAAGTCCTTCTGCGGCAGTTATTCCATCGTTAATTGTGGTTTGTAAACGTGCAGCCTGACCTGTTGCAGTAGTCTTTCCTCCAGCCGTTTCGATTGCTCTCTGTTGAGTCTGAGCAGGAGTTTCACCAATACGGGATATAAGTTGACCTGGTAAAATATCTTCTTGAACGGTCAATTTCCCTGAGAATTTATCAAGAATGGGAGTAAATAAAACATTTTCCCCGGCCGCATTTCTTCCTTGGAAACTGGACCCTCTGGAAAACTGTTCTCTGCCCCTTCTGTCCGGTGGTCTTTCCACAGCCACCAAATCAGCAAAGTTTCCTGATTCGTTAAATTTCTCTAAAGAATCAGGGGTAAAGTCTTTGGGTGATGGCTTGCCAATAGCACTTGCGGCTGCAGTATCAGTCGGAGCGAAGGCCGTGTTTAATATACTGTCAAAAGCTCTCGCGGCCCTCTTGGTTTTATTAAGGGAGATTGCCCTGCCTTCCATTCCCATTTCACCCAACCTGATCAAATCCTGTATAGATTCATTTTTCTGCTCCGCGCTCAGATCAGGATTTGAATTGATATTCTCCATCATCAAATTAATTTGATTAAGTTGAGCGCGGTTCGTTTTCCCTTTCAATATTTCGGTGGCATTATTCGCGGCATTGGCAACCCTTCCTCTTTCCTTATTCTCTTCCTCTTTATTCTGGATGGTTTTAAGATTTACAAGACTATTCAGTTCGGAGGGTGAGAGTTCAGCGAGAGCCTTTTTATCACCGGCTAAAACTCTTTTTCTCACCTCTGTGCGTTTCTTTTCCTGTTCCTCTTTAAGTCTTTGTTGCATCCCAGGTTCCAGGAACTTCAAAGCTGTGCCGGCTAATTTGGAATCCTGTGCCAGTACACGGTTAAAACCTTGATCTTGAATTGCAGGATCATTGGAGCGCAACTGATTAAACCCTTCGGCAATCTCATTCTTTTTATCCTGATTCCTTTCCCGTTCATTCCTTTTTATAACAGCCTGAAAAAGACGGTCGAAAGGTTTGGAAAAATCAAGCGGTTGAACTTGAGGGATATTGCCTAAGGGTGTGATGCTAACTTGTGCCATAATCAGTCTCCAATCTGTCCATCAGATCACCGTAGTTGATAGCTTTTATTCCACACAATTCATAGACAAACTCAGGATATTTTTCCTCAACTTCATCAGCCATAAAGCCGATGGTCGGGAACTTGCCGATAAACGTATCTGCAATCTCTTTAACCCAATCCCATTGATACATTTTGAGATTGCCCACATCAGAGATATGTTCAACATTTGTTTTAAGCATGGGATCAGATGCCAGGATAGAGGCACTTCCCAAGGTTGCTCCAGCATTAAGAAGCCCCTGAGTGAAAGAGTTCCTTGCATTCGCTCTATTGGCCGCACCCTGCGCTCGGAGCGTTCCAACTTGGGAACCTTGCGCCTGGAAAAGACTCGCAATATTACCGGACTTCTGCGCTCCAAGTTGAGCCACGTTTGTAGAAGTTCCCGATCCAAGACCAACAAGATTGCCGAGTCGGCCCTGCAATAAACCCTCTAATCCAAGACCTTCTTGAAGTGGTATTTTAGAAAGATCGTCAAAGAAAGAGCCTGATCTTGTCAGGCCGAAAGCTGAGGCTCCGGACTCAAGAATATTTCTGCTTTCTTTTACAAGGTTGCCGAAAATATCAGTATCAAATATATCTGAAAGGCGCCCTGATATACCCTCCAATGTCGAACCCTCGATAAAGTCAGGGAGCGCACCCGTTCCTGCTTCTATGAATGGTTGTAGATTCTCCTGGGTAATATCAAACTGTCTCCTTAATTCTTCAACAGCCTTTGCTGTGCCTTCCTTGATGGGCTGTTCTGCGTTACTCCTTCTTTGTCTTTTGCTCATATATCACCTCGCAACACCATTTTATAACACCTAAAATTATCGATAGTCTGGGTTAATTCCATTCCACAAAACTTTGCCATGTACCAGGATGGTTTATTATCTTCCGGTATTTCCGCATAGATATTTCTCACACCCGTATTTTCCACCAACCAATTAAATGCTTCTTTAATTCCCTGGATAGCTATTTTCCCCCTGCACTTTTTAGACATATCGGCATGAATCATTAAGCCATCTTCAAACTCATGCAATGTGAACAATCCGATCCCATCATAAATTAAATATAAAACGTCCCTAGAAACGATGATATTCCAATCCACCATTTTCTTGACCACTCGATAATCAAAAGTTCTTTCAATCATGTAAGCACCGAATCATCACTCACCCTTTTCCATTGAGAACCATTGCTATAATAAAATCCTTTTGGAGAAGCGTCCGTAACATAAACTTGCATTCCCTCATTCGTGATTGTGGCAGGGATATTGGGTGTCCCACCCAGGAGATCAGCTTTAACCTGGTGCTGGTTTAAAAACCCATCCCCAAATACTCTTTGATTTAAAAACAATTGCAGATCGGCAAAATAATCCAGCATATTCCTCAAAGCCACAACTTCTTCCCCTATGGTTTCTGCAATCGGATCCCCTTCCCGGGGTTTGCTGTTTATCTCTACCATTATCTGCCTTCAAAATTCAGGTTGTCGGCTGAGAAATTGACATTCTCTGTCGTAAACAATTCAAAAGCCGCGAAACCTTCAAACCCTCCAAGACCACCAGGAGGACTCCATCTTAGAATTTTAGAGTAATCACCCAATGCTCCAAGTTTTCTAAAGAAAGGATCATTAAAAACGACATTATCTCGACTCGTTGATAGTGCTACAGTCCCAATGGATAAAGCATCTGAGGTGAATCTTCCAACATTAGGCTCATCAGCCACAAATGCTATTGAACTTATCTCAAAATAGCTGGTGGTATTTGTTGCGGTGATCACCCCTGTAATATTATAAGTGGTCTGTGTTACATAGCCCTCTATCGTCACCTGTTGACCAACAGCCAAGATTATATTTTGAGCCGCTGTGAAATTGAATCTGGCAATTGATGAGGAATTAGTTACCGAGTTTATCTGGACATTCAAACGCTTATTGAAGCCCTGTGAAATGCCATAATCAATACTCTGAATGCTGAATTTTCTATTATCATCATCCTGGATTGCAAAGGTGAGCCTTCTTGTAATGGGTTCTCCATAATCAGTATTGACTTCATCGAAAACACCGAAACGGTTCTCAAAGGCCGTATAATAATTGTTTTCAAATTGAGCAACAAACCCTGCTCCCCACGGTGCAGAAGCACTATTAAACAAGGTTGATAACCTGAACCAGTTCCCGGCATAATATCCAAAGGAATCATTATTCAGGATAAAGGTTGCCACATCATACCCATGAAAATTGAATCTTCCTGCTATCGTGTTGCTTAATTGCGTTAAGGTATTTTTGGCAAGCACCAGATCCACAGCTTCATTTGATATTTTTATTGCCCGTCCTGATTGCACAGAAAAAATACCAGAACTTTGTTCTTTGTCTCTACCAACAAACAGGAACCTGTTATTATATTCAAGCAACCCACCTATAAGACCGACATCAAGCGCGGCCCTGTCAATCCTTAAAAATGGATTAGGAACTGCTCCTGTATTTCTAAATGGTTCAATAGAGTTTTCCCCTGTTATATGCAGTGTGTTTTTAAAATTAATGACTCCATTATTCTTATCTGGTAGTACCTGAGCATCGAATAGGCTTGCTGTTTGAATTGTTTGGGGTGCCTCCACATCAGAGAATCTTGCCTGGGAACCGTCAGAAGGAATATAAACAGTTCTCCCATCAATATAGGCAACATCAACGAATTGCACAAAATTCGCATTGCTTGATGTATCTACCAAACTACCAGCCTTATCCAATGTATAACTTGCCCCGCCTTTAACTATAATTGCTATTTTAGTTTGACCCTTTGCGACCCTTATGGCTTCCGGACCGGCAATAGTTCCGATGCTGGTAGCGGCGCCTGTAGTGACATTGGTAATCTTTTGCAGGAGTTGAGAAAAGACAATATATAAATCACCGTTCCATTCAAAACTTCCCCGAGCCACATCAGAACCAAAGAGTTTAATCAAGGTTATCCCAGGCCGAGCAATCATACTCCCCTGCCCATTATTAAAGATATTCTGCACCACCCGTTTAGTTTTGGGTAGAGCATCAACCCCTTGGAAGCCTTTTGGAAACTCAAGTTTTGGCATTAATTACTTCCTACTTCTCGGTTAGCATCCCCGCCATCGTGAAAAATCTGGGGCTTGAATCCTCTGGTCTGTCCTGCTCCTCTCGGCAACGTGCCTGAAACCTTTCTTTTTGGTCGTTCTAGATTCTTGATTCCATATTTTCCGCGAATAAATTCATAGTTGCGGTTGGCATTATTTTGTAACTGCGGAGAAACCACAGACACACCACCACTTGAATATCTGGGAGCCCGTTCCAGGGCAAGCAACTGAACAATCCCATTAAAGGCATCAATGGGTTCGCTCAGTTCATCGGCGGCCACAGCAATCATGGTGAGTTTCATATCAATATCATTTGTTTCCCATATAGCCAGCATGGAATTCAAGGTATTGACAGCATTAACCAAATCAACTGCCTGGGCTTCGGTCTGTTCCGAGTCTTGCCCTATTTCTCCAAGAGCCGCCTTGATTATTGTTATGCCTGTACTCATTAGATATCACCGATCCCGAGGATGTTGGAACCTGTAAGGATATTTCCTCTCCACTTACCATTGAAATAAGTGAGTTCAAGAGTTTCCCCTATTTCGTATCGTTTTTCTGAGTTCTGGGTAGAACCGGAAAACCCGATAACAATAGCTTCATTAGTGAAGGTTGAGTTATCTGTCGGCTTCGTCTGTAATATTCTTGGAACGCTTCCTACATTTCCTCGCACTACGAAACCATCCACAATCGGAGAATTGATTCTCCAATTGGTTCGATAAGTTTGTCCGGAATTAACACCGACTCCATTATCTTCTGTGGTGAACTTATAATTAGTTCCTTCCTGGGGTCCAGTAGGAAGTGTGATTACAAGTTCGTTGTTTGCTGGCGTAACTCCATCTGCGCCCCCGGCAAGCGTTGTGGTTGCCCAGGTACCGTTTGAAGTTTCAAGAACAGCTATATCATTCCCCTTTGGTCCCTTGATCTTTGCACTTACAATCAATTGAAGGGCTGTGCCATCACTCGCAGAGACCGTGGGATGTAGGGTTGTTGCTGTACTGTAATCGGTGCCGGCTGTCGGTCCCAAATTAATAGCATCCTTTAGATTGTCTCGACTGTTGGTCGAGGCGGCACCGATATCAACTTCTCCATCATTTGCGTTGTTTGGAACAGCTTTAAACGTATAGACTTTTCCGTCTATCGTTACAGTATTATCAGCAGAAACATTTGCCGCATTAAAAGTAAAAATATCACTCGCCGCAACCCTCCCAGGCACATCTAAATAGAAATGCAGTCCTGATTCTGCCACTGTGAGTGTTTTGTTAGCATCTAATTGAACTGGTATTGCCATGATTGAATTCCTTATTAAAAAGAAGGGGTGAGCGTCCTCACCCCATCAAGATTTAACATTAACTACGGAGTGATAACTCCACACTTCTGAGGAACCAGAATGTTAGGAGCCGCCCAAGCCGTAAGGCGATACTTGGTATCCAAGGTGCCGATGTCTGAACTCTTTAAGAGAATCAGTTCAATACCCGAATCCGTAGTATCCCGAGCAACGGCAAGACCACTCTCTGCCATATCAATGCCCGACAAACTACCATGCACAAGCTCAACTGCATCATTCACGAAGAAGATGCTGGCTCGATGCGTAGTAGTCAGGTTAAGAAATGTAACTACAGCTGTATCGGCGGGAGTAGTCGTACAATTGGC